GATGATGTCGGCGACGATGTAGTGCTCGGTGGTGGTGGCGGCGGCGAGGGCTGGCCGCTCGGCGAGGAAGGCGCCCCAGGCTTCGGCCGCTTTGGCCTTCCGGTTGGTTTCAGCCCGTGCCCGCTCGCCGCACTTCTTGGCCCGAGCGGCCCGCATCGTGATCTTGTCATCGAAGCTGAAGGTGTTCGCTGCGCAGATGTGGCCGACTGCCACGTACTCGTTGACCCGGCCCCGTCGGTAGCTGAAGACCGAGCCGTAAGCGAAGTGCGACCCGCAGTGGGCGCAGCCGCCGTTCCGGTGGAACTCGACGTTGCCGTCGGCCTTGGGGCCGAAGTCGCCGAACTCGATGCCGAGGGCTTCGAGGTAGCGGTGCTCGGGGGCGAAGGCTTTCATCATGTCGATGTTGATGCCTTGGTAGAACTCGCCGATGTGGCGGTATGCCCCTGGGTTGACGACTGAGATCCGGTGGGGGTTGAGGTTTGCGGTTGCTGCCATGTAGATAAATATAACAGCTAGGGTCGACCCTTGCAAGTTGGTCCACTTCCAACGCCGTGCCCTCCCACGGGGATACCCTGCTTTGATACCTAAGCGAAGGATGCAGGGATGACGTTAAAGCGGCTGGTGGATCTCAACATTGAAGAAACATCCGGCGTGGATCATCCCGCCCATCTCGCCGAGGGGTGGCTCGTTATCAAATCAGCGGGCGGCCCACTAGCAGACGCCTTCGCCTCGGTGTCCGAAATACCTACAGCAACGGAGCAACCCGTGGAACTAAACCCCACTGAAGAGGTTGAGCCTGTCGTAGCCGAAGAAGTAATTGAGGGCGCCGACGAGGCCACCCCAGTTGCTGCTTCGGTCGACGGTCCCAGCACCGACGTCCAGAAGGAACTAGGCGATCTCCGCAAGGAGCTGGCCGACGCCCGCGAATTCACCAAGGCGATCGTCGAAGAACGCGATCTAGAGAAGGCCGTGAAGTCGTCCCACGATTGGGCGATCCTCCCAGGTCTCAACCCGTCCGAGTTTGCTCCAGTGCTTCGTGCGCTGCGGGCCTCTGACCCAGAAGCCGCTACCGCCGTCGAAGACATCTTCGCCAAGTCAGCCAAGGCATTCGCCGAGGCTGGTCTGCTGAAGGAACTCGGTTCCGCCGACGAGACCACCGTCAGCGCTTGGGATCGTATTTCCAAGTCAGCAACGGACATGGTCGAAGCTGGAACTGCCGAGACAATGGCGAAGGCCATCATGGCCGTGGCTGAATCGCAGCCAAGCCTCTACCGCGAATATGTCGCAGAGCAAGGAGCCTGAGATGGCCACCGAATCAAATCAGATTCTTGACGGCACTAAGACCGCTCAGGTCGACATGTCGAGCTGGCAGTTCAAGCCGGTCAAGATGGGCACCACCGGCACGGTCGATCTGTGCGACGCCACTACGGACATTCCGTATGGCATCTTGCAGAACAACCCGATCGCTGGCGGAGCCGCTTCGGTCTGCATCTTCGGCGTGTCCAAGGCGATCGCTGGCGAGACCCTCGTCATCGGCGAGATCGTCGGCACCCAGGTCACGTCCGGTGAAGTCATCACCGCGGCTTCGACCATGTACCCGATCGGCACTTGCACGATCATCGCAGGCGACGGCGAGACGGCAAGTATCCTGGTCAACCCGTCCTTGATAGCGAAGGTCTGATCCGATGCCACAACCCACATCATCCCAAGTCCATGTCGACGCCGTTCTAAGCAACATGAGTTTGGCGGTTCTTCAGAACCCGACCAACTTCGTTTCGGCGGCGGCGTTCCCTCAGGTCTCGGTCGCCAAGCAGACCGACCTCTACTACATCTACGACCAGGCCGACTTCCTTCGGGATCAGGTCATGCCTCGTGCAGACGGCACCGAGTCGGCGGGTTCAGGTTACGGCCTGTCTACCGCTTCCTATTCGGCGAGCGTTTACGCACTCCACAAGGACATCGGCGACCAGGCCCGAGCCAACAGCGACGGCCCGCTCAACGCTGACGGGGACGCCGCGCGCTTCCTCGGTATGCAAATGCTGATTCGCCAAGAGCGCGACTGGGCAGCGGCTGCGTTCGCTACCGGTATCTGGGGCACCGACGCAACACCCGCCGCCCTGTGGTCGACTACCTCGACCCCGATCGCGGATGTGCAAACCGGCAAGTCCACGATCCTCTCAGCAACCGGCATGCTGCCGAACACGCTGGTGATGTCCTATGCGGTTTACTCGGCGCTGATCGACAACGCCGATATCACCGACCGGATCAAGTACACGAGCCAGGAATCGGTAACCCCGGAACTGCTCGCCCGCTTGTTCGACGTGGATCGTGTCCTCGTTATGTCGTCGGTGTACAACACCGCCGTAGAGGGCGCTACCGGCTCCTACACCCAGATCGGCGACAAGGACGCGCTCCTTTGCTACGTCGCACCTCAGCCGGGCCTCATGGTTCCGTCTGCTGGTTATTCGATGGTCTGGAACGGCGTTTCCGGTGGCTTGGGTATCCAAGCTGGCGTGTCCAAGCTGCGGATGGAGCACCTGAAGTCGGACCGCATCGAGATCGAGGCGGCCTGGGACTTCAAGGTTGTTTCGGCTCCGCTCGGTTACTTCTTCTCCAACGCAGTGGCCTAACCCTTCGGGTCACCCGATAGATGAGAAGACGGCAAGGCCGGGGAGAGGGTGAGATCCTCCCCGGCCTTGTTCGCGTCTGGGGTTACAACGATGGCGGCGGGGCGGCGGGTATGTTGGCGGGCTAGGACCAGCGGAGGGTGCGGCGATGACGTTCACGTATGCGGGGGACCCAGGCGCTAGCGCTCTGGCGTCGATCCGGTTCCTCATGGGGGACACCGACACCCTTGACCAGCTTCTCTCCGACGAAGAAATCAACTGGGTGAACCTCGAAGTGGCTGGTTCTGCGGCGTCGACCGATGCGGTGTATGCGTCGGCGGTCCGTTGCCTGTTGGCGGTGGCGTCGAAGTTCTCGCGGCTAGCCGACCAGTCGATCGGGAACTACAAAGTCAGCCTGTCCCAGAAGGCCGAGGCAGCGCGAGCGCAGGCGGCCGTGATGTCGAAAGAGTTGGTGGCTCGGGAAGGGGGGACGCCTGTCCCGTATGCGGGCGGTATTTCGATTGACGACAAAGACATCGACCGGGAGAACCCGGACCGGGTAGACCCGGCGTTCGCTGTTCGCCAGTTCTCAAACTTCAGTCGTGCCGATGAAGTCCTGTCCGACAATCCGGGCGCCGATTACTGATGGCGGCCCAGTCGGCGCAGTTTATGACGGACCTGATGCGGAACATGACGCCGGACACGGTGGACATTCGCACAACATCCACCGCCAACAGCTACGGCGAGTCGACGTTCAGCGGGGCAGTGGCGACCTATAGCGCCTTTGTTCGGCGGAGCACCGAGGCGGAGCGGGGCGGACGCAACGACGAAGCGGTTGTGGAGTGGATTGTCTACATTCCCGACGACTCGTTGGTGTTAGATGTCGGCGACGAGTTGACGCTCCCGGCGCCGGTGAGCGCTGTCCGCCCGATCGTGCGGGTCGATATTCTGAAGACGGTGACCGGGCAGGTGGCTGTCACCGCATGGGTCGGCGCTAAGTCGTCCAGGGGTTAAGGCCGCTATGCAAACATTCAAGCTGGACATCACGGGCGTTGACGAAGTCGCCAAACGGCTCACCGAATACGGCAAAGATGCGAACCGGGCGATGGGGATAGCGGTAATGGCCGCCGCCGCCGACATCGGGGCGAGGGCTGACGCAATCGTCCCTGAGGATTTGGGGCCGCTGCGGGCCAGTCAGCACATCACGATCCCGAAGGCGGGGAGCAAAGTGGCGCGGGCAACGATTCGCTACGGTGGGCCGTCCGAGCAATACGCTTTGGTGCAGCACGAGCGCATGGATTACGTCCACCCGAACGGCGGCCAGGCCAAATATCTAGAGGAACCGTTCCTCGAAGAGACCGACGCGTGGCCTGCCCGGTTCAAGGACCGGTTGAAGGCGGCGGGGATGAGGATCTGATGGCGGTACTCGACGAGGTAGCGACCTACCTGGCAGCGAACGTCACGGATACGGCGCTAGTCGTCGGCACAAACCTACTTCTCGGCCGGATGCCGGAGGACCCGTCGACCTGCGTGGCCCTGTTTGAGACCGGCGGCCGGACCCCTGTCGACGCTTTCGGGGCGTCCACGCTTCCGGCGTACGCTCGGCCCCGATTCCAGGCGCTCGTGCGGGCGGTTTCCTACCCGGCTGCTGAGGCGCTAGCGACGGACGTGTGGCGCTGGGTCCAGAAGATCGACAACGACACCTTGACCGGCGTGTTGTGGCTGCGGGCGTCGGCTGTCCAGTCGCCGTTTGCGCTCCAGCGAGATGACCGGGATCGGATGGTGTTCTCGTGCAACTATCAAGTCGATCGGGTCGTGACGTAGTTGACGCCTATGGGGAATCGCAGCTAGTCCCGGAGGCCCAGCGGTCGACTCGTTTGGATGTCCGGTGCGGTGGCTGCGGGAAGCTGTTGGCGGAAATGTTGACGGCCCCGTGGCGGATTCGGTGCTACCGATGCCGCACAACGAACGAGTCCGCCCCTAGCGGCCCTGCCTCGACGTCTGACGCTGCGGCGGATCTACCCGCGGCGCTGAGGTCGCCCGGATAGCTGGCGGCCTTAGAAGCCCGCTCACCGGGCGGTGGTATTCGTCCGCGACGCGCCACGATTCATCGCAGGCGTCCCGGTCGTCGTGGCCGTCGGGTGGTTGTGCGTCGTATGCGGCAACCCAGGCGTCGAGTTCGGCGGTGTTCATGGCGACACAGGACCAGACTGCCAAGACCTCGGTGACACGTTGAGAACGATTCGACCTGTCGCCGAGATCCCTTGCACCATTCCGGTGTTGCCTACGCTCGCTGCATCGACAAGCGGCGCACCCGTAGCCGGGTCGAGCACGTACTCGACGAGGCTTTGGTCCCGGAGTTCACCCAGGCGGGAAGCGACAGCGTTCGGGACAAGATCGAGGCGGGACGCTATCGCCTTCGCGTTCGCCGGGCCGTGGACTGACAGCGCTTCCAGGATTCGCCAACGATGCGATCCAGCCCGGACCTTTTCCGAAGCGACCCTAGAAGTCGCTGGAGCGTTTCGTGCGACCCGCCCTGGCGCCTTCGTGACTTCCTCAGCTAACCGGGCCGGGTCGATCTTCCCGGTGCCGGTGCAGGTGGGGCAGGCGACCGATGGGGCGCACGCGACGCAGCGCTCCCCAGGCATCCGGCCGTGTTCGCACGCTGTCGGGCTGGTGTCGTCGCCTTCAAACATCGGGACGTCCTCGAAGTGCGTCATCGGGCGTTGCTCGTTTCCTGTTTGGGCGGGTACTCGGCGGGGCGGTGGGCTGAGGTGGCGTAGTGCTCGGCCATGTCGGCGCCTCGGTCGGCGAAGTTTGTCCACCGCGATGCGTAGCCGCACGACGGGCAGCGGGCTAGGAAGTTCGTCATGCGCAGTTGCCTAGTTCGATGCAGGTCTTGCGTTCGAGGTATCCGACGAGAACGGCGAGGGCGAACAGCCCAGCGGACGCCATGA